CCACCGACCATTCTACAATTCACAACCGCAAGACTCTACATCTCTTTTCATCTCTCAGAAGATTAAGAAAAAGGAGTTGAACGGAACTACTGGAGACTGCGTGTTAACCTACGATGTGATGAAAGGTAGGTTCTATGACGATGGAGTAAATCCATTGGAGCGTGACAAGCACGAGTATGTTGTGAATAGCGAAGCGATGCGCCAAGCGAGGATGCCATACGCTGATGATGATGACTTAGAGGAAGTTCCATTTTAGAACTCAATTAGGTTACGATGTGAAACAGTAAATTAGCAATATGAAGAAAAATGAGAGTGAAAACTGCGAATGGTGCAAGATGATAATACTAAAATGCAGGAATGTGGGGTTCAGTCCTCTTGCCAACCCTGGATGGGCTTTAGGTAAATGTACTTGCGAAAACAAAGGAGAATACATTAAGAATTATGAAGAAAAAAGAAAGGGTAATAGATAGGTTGATCAAGTATCAACAGGAATACGAGAAGTATATGCAACTAATAAGGGAGCAACTACATATACATAATTCTAAAAAGAAAGAAGGATGAAATACGAATGGTTAACAGAAATTAAAGACAGAACCCCTGAGTGGTTCGAGTACAGAAAAAACGGTCTAGGAGCATCGTCTGCCGCCATCGTATGTGGATTGAGTCCATACAAACCTACAAAAATGCAGTTGTTCCACGAGAAGGTAGGAACTATGGAGCCAGACAGAACAATGTCTGCACCCGCATTTCACGGAATACACCAAGAGGCTTATGTGGCGAATCTTTGGAAGTATTACGATGGAACTGAATATGGATACATGGACAACTTTGAACGTGGAGAAATCATAAGAAAAGCAAGTGAACTTGTTGGATTCGTACAGAATCCCAAGTACCCACACCTTTACTGCAACCTGGACAGGGTTATTGAGAAGGGTTCACGAAAGCTGAACGATGACGGAACATTTTCTGACGAGATAACGACAAAGCTATGTCCGTTGGAGATTAAGACAATGAACTCATTTGTCTACAAGAAATACGATGGTGTTCCTGATATGTACATCATACAGGTTCATCAGCAGATGATGATAATGGAGTGCGACTATTCTGAGATAGCCATACTTATCGATGGAAGAGGATTCAAGGTGTTTCCAATAGAGCGTAACGAGGACATAGTTGACATGATAGCCGAAAGAACATACGAGTTTTGGAGTCGTGTTCTTCAGGGTAGACAGGCTCTTATTCATGCTGAGATAGCTAAAGATGAGGATGACTTTGAGAAGTATAACGACTACATGGGTGTCATACAGCAACTTGAACCTGAACCTGACGATAATGAACACTACTCTGAGTTCCTATCTGACACTCACGTAGTAGAGCAGGAGATAATGATGGGAAATGAAGCTCTGCTTGGTCAGGTACAGCATCTTCAGACAGTTAAGGAAATGATCAAGCAACTAGAAAAAGAGAAGCGTGAACTTGAGAACAAGGTAAAGAACGAGTTCAGAAAGGAGTCTGTTGAGAAGATAGAGTTTCCTGGGCATGGGTACATGAGATACTACCAACGAGCGAATAATAACACCAAGATGTTGGATGTAAGAATCACTAAGCCTGACGAGTTCGTTATCGGAGTTGAGCTGGAAAAAATCGACAGAGAAGTAGGTTATATCATTTAATTATAATACATTAGCACCATGGAAAAGTTAGTAAAGTTACAAGCAGAATTGAAGTCACCGAAGAATCAGGTCAACAAATTCGGTGGATATAAATACCGAAACTGCGAGGATATCCTTGAAGCCGTAAAACCACTACTTGATAAGCATGGTCTCGTGCTTAACATAACAGACTCTATTGGAGAACTATGCGGTATCCCGTACACGGAGTCTACCGCAAGCATATTTGACCCTAAGAAGCCAGATGTGATTGTTTCATCAAAGGCACAGGCAGGTATAGACCCTAACCAAAAGGGTATGAGCCTTGGACAATGCTTTGGAGCTTCATCATCATATGCTCGTAAGTATGCGTTGAACGGTCTTCTTCTAATTGACGATAATAAGGATCCTGACGTAACAAATAATCACTCCAAGACAACACCAAGAAAAACAACTACAGTTGAGAAAATGGCAGGTGATAAGAAAAAGGTTGTAGCTGGAACAGCAGAGTACAATAAGCTTTTAGAGTGGATTAAAACACCTAAAGGTTCAATAGAGAAAGCACTTGAAATGTACGACATCGACAGCGCGACAGAAAATATAATTCGTAAATCAATTAAATAAAGAGATAGAAATAATTTAGGTCAATATAAATAACAGAAAAATGGTAAATAAAGTACAATTATTAGGGAACATTGGTAAAGACCCAGAAGTAAGAGAAACAAAGTCAGGCAACATTGTCAACATGGTTATGGCTACGTCAGAAAAATACACTGACAAAAGTGGGCAAAAACAAGAAAACACAGAATGGCACAATCTTGTTGTATTCGGTAAACTTGCAGATGTTGTTTCTAAGTATGTGAAGAAAGGGGATAAACTGTATGTTGAAGGGAGCATCACCACAAGGAAGTGGGAAGACAAAGATGGGAACACCCGATACACAACAGAGGTAAAGGTTCGTGACCTTACTATGCTTGGTGGTGGAGATAAGAAAGCAACTCAACCAGCATTAGCTGCTGTTGATGAAGATGATCTTCCGTTTTGATAAGTGATTGATTATCAATTAGTTAGAAGCCCTGTCGTAATGATGGGGCTTTTTATTATCTTTAAATATGGCTTACACTAGAAAGATAAAACTGAAGATAACCGATGAGGTATACGAGAAGATGCAGTCTCGTAATCAGTTATGGACAAGAGAGGCTTTTGATCAGTCAGAGGAACTCGCAGGACAGTTCAAGAAGAACATAATCTATATGTGCGAGAAGAGAGGCATCAAGATAAAGGATATGCTTTCTTGGCTAACTGAGATGGGGTTGAAATTCAGGCAGCGCAGACTGTATGAATGGGGTGAGACACACGCAATCTACCCTACACTCATAGAGATAACATTCTTCTCAAAGTTCTTTGAGTTAGACCCAGGCGTAATGATAAGTAAGGACCTGAGAGAAGCGGATAGACTAAAGGGTATTTCTAAAAAGAACGTCTAACATATTCTCTACTTCAGAGGTCATCTTAATATCCATGTATGTTCCATCAGAGAACATTAAAGATGCTACGGACACGTTATCAATATTCCTGACGTATGCCCTTGTTATGTCATCTATATGAAACCAACCTACTGATTCTATGTATCTTGGTTTTGGTAGTGGTTGAGGATTTGGAAGATTAAGCTTGTCGTTCTCTTCCCTTACTCTTTCTATTTCCTCAATGTTTGTGCAGATGTATGTAGAAGCTCTCATACATTCAAAGATACGAACTATCTTGAGACAATGTTCCTGCCCACCTTAATACCAACGTAATGCTGACCGTTGAATCCGTAATCAATCCCGTAGTATCCTTTATTTATTGTTGCTTGAATACCAATACCCATTAATGGAACATACCTTGATTTAAAATCACTTAGAAGACCAGCATTTGCGTGAACACCTAATGCCCATTTCAATGCTATCTTCTTAGGGGTATAGGTTATTTTCATCTGCTCGGATCTGTTTTGATAGTTCTGCCACGAAATAGATAATTTAACTGACTCATAATCCAGTGTAGTGTCATACATTGCAATCTCTGTAAGCCATGAATCAATTATGCTTACTGTATCAATCAAGAACAATGTGTCTAATCGATTAACTACTACTTCTGATGTAACCGTATCTGTAATTGTAATAATCTGCTTAGATACGAACCGAACCGTGTCTGTACGCCACCTATCAACATATTTAATCGTAGGTACAGGTGTTTTTATGATAGTGGTAATTTTCCCGTCTCCATTATTACCACATCCCTTCCACGCAATTACCATCCCAAGTAGGAATGCTATCAGGTAAGGAGCGTAAGTTTTCAACAGGCTCAATGCTATTTGATTCATTTGGCTCTCTTTCAAGATTTTCTATTTTAACACCCATTAAAACTATAATAGAAAGGAGTGCTAGTATTGTGGCTGATATTATTTTTGACTCAGCAGAACTCATATACTTGAGTACTCATTCTTAGCGTCAAATGATGGACACGCTTTTGAGCTGACATCTCTATGACCTATTATCACTGCCTGTGGGTATCTTTCGCGTAAGTCTTCAAGCAAGCACCTTAAAGATTCTTTTTGTGCATCGTTTCGCGTGTCCTTTGGATTCATGTCTTTATCACAACCACCAACATAAACAACGCCAATTGAATTAGCATTATGACCCTTTGCGTGTGCGCCTGGCTTAGTTTCATGCCGACCTTTTTCAATCTCCCCACCCAACGTAATAACCCAATGATATCCAATGTCAGACCATCCGTTATCCTCAATGTGCCAGTTTCGGATAGTATCAACCGACACATCTCTTCCTTCTGGGGTAGCCGTGCAGTGGACTATTATTTTATTTACTTGCCTCATTAGTACACTTACCAGTGATTAAACATCTATCAGAACAGGCTATTGGCTTACACCAACACCATTGGGGTTTCTCATTCCCCTGAACAATTACTCGTTTCTTTTTCCCTTTTCTTATGAAGGTATTTACAGTTTCTTTCGCTTTCACAGTTACATTCAACAGGTGCAATATCGCACCATTTTACATCTTGCAACGGTTCTCTTTTAGTTCACCACGCATTTCAACAAGTGCTTTCGTGTTATCTGCTATTACGTCCGAGAACTTTTCAACGTGCTTGTCGTTTGCCACTTGCCAGTCTTTCCTTTCTTCGCGGTGTATATCTGTCAGCTTGTTCAGATAATAAACCAACACAGCAAGGAAGATTCCAGCTATTCCATAGCTCGCTAAAGCTTCTAATATTGCTTCCATTATAACACTAAGTTTCCTTGTTCGTCAATGTCGGGTATGATGCCCCAAACCAGCAGTTCGGCTATCCATTGCTCTTCATCGGTAAATTC